TTTACCCGTCATCCTCTACTGCGGTGGTTACGGCTACACAGCAAGTTGAGTTGGCTATCGCTCAGTTACGGGATGTCAAGAATCAGATTAAACACCTTGAAGCTACTGAGGAGCAGATTGAAGTGGCTGTCCGAAATCTTATGGGAGAGTGCCAAGAGATTAGAACAGTGGATGGACAGACATTAGTTTCTTGGAAGTCCTCTAAAAGCTCTAAGAAGTTCTCAGCATCACTGTTTCAGAGTGCCATGCCTGATATTTATGAGCAGTTTGTAGTCGAGCAGCCAGGTTCTCGGAGGTTCTTAGTCAAATGACAAAACCAAAAACATTTAAACAAATAATGAATAAGTTAGTTTATCAAGAACAAGTTATTTCTGGCACAGAGGAGGAAATAAATGATATGGAGATGGACATACATGATTTGAAAGTGGAAAACGCAAGATTAAAAGATGCTTTAGTTAAATATGCCCACAAAATCATTTATTTACAATCAATTATTAAGGGGTTCAAAGATGACCAACATTGATATTGCAATTTGGGTGATGGCTGCCAGCTCAGTCATTGATACAGTAATTACATTAGCGGAGATGATTCATGCGTGATATTCCAGAATATGAATATTTGTATGCTGTAACTGTTCAAGGTTTGATATGGTCTTATCCCAATAAAATACATGAAGGAAGGTATTTAAAACCTTGCAAAACAAGAAACGGGTATTTTCAAGTTGTTTTATCTAAAGAAGGTAAGACTAAAAAGTTTTATGTTCATCGCCTGGTTGCACAAGTTTATCTTTTGCAAGACGAAAAAAGACTTCATGTGAATCATAAAGATGGGGATAAATTAAATAATTGGGTTAGCAATCTTGAATGGGTAACGCCATCCGAAAATAAGCAGCACGCATTTAAGACTGGATTAACAAAGATGAAGCCTTCACAAATTGAGGCATCAAGACGCAATATTACGCATTACAACCTAACTAAAGGAAAAAATCATGTCCAACATAATCCCGTTTGACGAGAAAGTTAAATTAGCAGAGGCGTTTGCCAAGTCCAAGTTATTTGGAATGACTGATGCAAACCAAGTATTAGCTCTCATGGCAGTTTGTGAGGCAGAGGGTATTCATCCCGCTAAAGCAGTTCAGGAATACCATGTTATCCAAGGCAGACCAGCATTGAAGGCTGATGCGATGCTTGCCCGTTTCCAAAATGCAGGTGGCAAAGTCGAATGGAAGGAGTACACAGATGAGCAAGTTACAGGAGTTTTTTCACATCCCAACGGGGGTAACCTTGCGGTTACATGGACCATTGGACAAGCCACCAAAATTGGTCTTGTTAAACCAGGAAGCGGATGGCAAAAGTTTCCCAGAGCGATGCTCAGAAGCCGTTGTATTTCAGAGGGGATTAGATCAGTTTTCCCTGGATCTGTTACGGGGTTCTACTCGCCAGATGAAGTCGAAAACTTCGAAACCCAGACCGTCAAGCCTACCGTATTAAAAGACATGGGATCAGTCATTCCTAGCGTAGTGGATCTTTCCGCTATTCCTGATGACATCCCAGATATGGCATTGCCGATGTATGTTCCTGGTAATGATGTTCCGTATGCGCATTATGTTTGTAAAGATGATTGGATTGATGGTTTCGCAGAGATGCACGCCAAGATCCATGAATCTACCAAGATGACAGCAGAGGAAAAATTCACCAAGATAAAGGCGTTTAGAGATGTCAATGAAGCCTATACAAAAACATTTGACGGCAATACTACAGCAAAGTTTTTATCAAAACTCCAAGCAATTAGAAAGGAAATCAACAATGGCTAATGGTCATATCGCCCAGATGGGCAAAGGTGTTTTATTTCAAAATGAGAAAAAACACGAAAAATCACCTGATTGGAAAGGCACTCTATTGCTTTCTGAGGACTACAAAGCAGGACAAACACTCAAGATTGCTGGCTGGACTAAGCAAACCCCTAAAGGTAGTTTGATTAGCTTGTCTGAGGATAACTGGAAGCCTGATACTGGTGGCACTTATCCAAAAGAAGTTAATCGAGTTCAAGACGGAGATGTACCCTTTTAATGGTTGTTTTAAATTTACCTTACCCTCCCAGTATCAATAACTACTGGATCGCTTCAGGAAACAGACGGTTTATCTCTAAGCGGGGTAGGGAATTTAAAAATGCAGTCGCAGAGTATTGCGCTGAGTTCAGAGTTCCTAAATTTGGCGATAAACAAGTTTGGGTAGATATTTTTCTCTATCCACGCTCTAAAAAGCTCATGGATGTTGATAACTGCATAAAACCAATATTAGATGCCTTGCAAGATGCTGGTGTATTTGATGATGATGTTCAAGTTCACTGGGTTCGCATTGAGCGAGGTATGGTTAAAAAGAACGGTGGTTGTTTAGTCATGATTGATTATTTGGAAGAATCACCAGCTCAAGGGGAATCTGGCGTGAATTAGCCAGGTAGTTAGGGGTTGAGCCAGCCAACTTCTTGGGCAAGCTGGCACTCATTTAAGGGGATATTTATGAACAATAAACCAGTAGCGTGGATGAACGCACACACAGGGCATTTATGTAGTGGTGGTTTTTTGATGACCAAAATGCAAGATTACATTCCACTCTACACCCATCCAGCAAAGACACTAACAGATGAGGAAATACTAAATATTGCCCATCAAATTCGTTTAATAGATAGGCAAACTGCTGATGATGGGCATTTATATTTTGCTAGAGCAATACTAAGAAAGGCACAAGAGACATGAAACCTTTAATAGATAGATTGCAAATAGCACAAGGTAACAATAATGCGGATGAGTTAATTCCAGAGGTTATTGAAATGCTTTGCCAGCAACAAGCTGAAATAGAGGTGTTGAAAGCCAAGCTAAAGCAATATCATTTAAAAGAAGATTTAGATAGAAACCTAAATTTAATTTATGGCAAGGAGTTTGTTAAATGAACAATGAACCAGTAGCGTGGATGCTTAAAACAGGTCATGGCACAAAGATTGTAGAGAAGAAGCCTTATTGTGAAGTTGATTATTGGAAACCACTTTACACACAGCCAACAAAGACACTAACAGATGCTGTAGTAAACGAATTGTGGGCAGAATCGCATGAAGATGGGATTGCTATGCAACACGGATTTACTACGCAACAACATTATTTTGCCCATCTAATACTAAGAAAGGCACAATAATGAAATTTTGGAAAAGAAAACAGATGAACGGCAAGACTTTTGAGATTGTGCAGATTTTAGGTGATCTCATCATTGTTAAAGAGTTCAAATAGTGAATGGATCAAACTCCTACGCAGAACGGCAAACCGTTGCTAACAAAGGTGAGGTTCTATTTCAGGAATGGTGTCAATTTAACGGCTATCAAGTCAGTAGGATTGGCTTTGATGAAAAGCATGGAAATGTGGCTAATTTTTTCAATTTGCCTTGTCTTTTACGCAATTTACCTGATTTTGTTATCAGTAGAGGTGATGAAACGATGGTGGTTAATGTCAAAGGAACAGCCAATTTTAAGGAAAAAGAAATAAAGATGATTCCGATGTTTCTGGAATGGTTTAGCAGTAAGAAAGCACCACTGGTTTATGCTTTTTGCTTTGAGGGTTGCGATCCCTTGTTTGTTTATCCAGAGAAAATCATTTATCTGTATGAAAAAGCTACTAATCGCAAATGGAATGATGGAGTGATCTATCGCAACTTAAACTTTATGGAATTACTATGAAAATTACCAAAGACAGGATTGAAAACAAGGTAGAACTTGTTACTGAGTCTGGTTGTTGGATTTGGATGGGAACAACAACAACAAGGGGATACGGTCAAATAGAAAGCGATACCAAAAAATATTATGCTCATAGAGCCTCTTATCAGGCTTTTGTTGGTGAAATTCCTGAAGGCATGAATGTTTGTCATCGTTGCGACAATCGTTTTTGCGTTAATCCAAGTCATTTGTTTTTAGGAACTCAAAAAGACAATCTTCAGGACATGAAACGAAAAGGCAGATCAACAATAGGCGAAAAAAATGCCAGATCTAAGTTAACGGAAAAACAGGTGCAACAAATAAAGAATGGCTTGAGATCTGGTCTTAAAGAAAAATATTTAGCAAATTTATACGGCGTATGCCGTCAATCAATCAACAATATTAAAAATGGAAGGGTTTGGAATCATGTATGACTTATCTAAAGTGAAATTGTTTATCAGTACGCCTATGTACGGAGGCATGTGCGCTGGTTATTACACTCAATCAGTGATGCAAGCTCAAATGGTGTTTTCTCACTACAAAATAAACAGCTCTTTTAGTTTTATGTTCAATGAGAGCCTAATTACCCGTGCCAGGAACGCTTTAACAGCAACTTTTCTCAAAGGTGAATATACGCACCTCATGTTTATAGATGCAGACATCAAGTTCAATCCTCACGACATTGTAAAAATGATTGAGGCTGATAAAGACATTATTTGCGGTATTTACCCTAAAAAAGAGATTAACTGGGATACAGTAAAGAACGCAATGGATGCTGGTGTGCCTAATGATCGTTTAAAGCACCATACAGGCTCTTTTGTGGTCAATTTGGTAGATTACCAAGGAGAAGTCACTGTGCCTGTTGCAGAGCCTGTAGAGATCTTTAATGGCGGTACTGGATATATGCTGATTAAGCGT